GATATTTAACTTCAGAGACAGATCCTGTTTTTTCTGCTCATGATGCATCAAATGTAACTTCAAGTAAAATAACAAATTGGGATACCGCCCACGGTTGGGGTGACCACTCAACAGCAGGATATGGTAGCCCCGGCGGTGCAGGAATACCTGCAGGAATGATTGGTCCGTTTGCGATGGGAAATGCACCTGGAGGTTGGTTGATTTGTGATGGAAGCCGGGTCAGTACAACAACGTATGCAGCATTGGTGACTGCAATATATGTAGGTGATGGGTCAAACGCATCCACAAGCATTGAGTGGGGGCAAAAGTGGGATGCCGCAACTGGCGGCAGCAGAAGCACGTCTGGGACTTACTTGTCATTGCCGGATTTGCGTGGAGCATTCTTGCGAGGGACAGGTACGTCATTAGTAGATGCAAATTATGTTGGTCCTGCTGTTGGCAGTTCGCAAAGTGATCAAATTACATTACATGAACACACATTTTGGAACTTTTCGGGAGGATTGGGCGGCGGACAACCCAGCACAGTCGGAGGAGGAACATCACCTAGCGCCTCTGCCTGGCCAACAACACATGGCGGGCAAACCGGAAATACTGGGGGTGAAGTTAGAGTATATAACTATGGTATTCAATTTTGTATAAAATATTAATGAAATTAAAATGAAAAACACTGAGACTAATACGAAAACAGTTTGGAATACATCTAATGCTTCACCTACTATTGCACATAAATCCCCTTTAGAGCCGGGAGTTTATCTTATGCCAGCAGGTTCAATTGATGTTGAGCCCTTGCCATTTGATTCAGCAACGCAAGGTTGTTCGTGGATTGATGATAAATGGATAGTTGTGGATATTCCGGTTTTAGAACCAGAACCAGAACCAGATCCAATTCCGGCAATAGAGCAACTTAGATTTGAAAGAAACATTTGGTTATCTAATACTGATTGGTGGATGTATGCAGATACTCCTGACCCATCACAAGCACAATTAGATTATCGCAAAGCACTCCGTGACCTACCAGCAACGGTAACACCAGGTTTAGATGAGGAAGGAAATCTAACCGGAGTAACATGGCCAGAAAAACCAAAGGTATAAAAAAACTAAATAAAAAAATATATTAATGATATAAAATAGATAGGATTATAAATGAGCGGAAAAATACAATTAAATAAGATTACATTAGCAGTAGAAGAATCAGGAAAGATTTATGTAGATAGTGATGTTGTAATACCTGCAGAAAGTATTATTGGAGAACTATCAGCAGCAGTTACAGGTACTTCTAATTTAACTACTAAAGGCGATTTAGGAACATATTCCACTGAACCAATTAGATTACCAGTTGGCGCCGATGATTATGTACTTACTGCTGATTCGACAAATTTGCACGGAATGGCTTGGAAGGCGGCTACCGGCGGCAGCGGCGGCAGCGGCAGCGGCGGCGGCTCTCTACCAATAGGAATGATAGCACCTTTTGCATTCTCCACGGTAGAATCTGGTTGGTTGCTTTGTGATGGAGCTGAATTACCATACGAAGACGCCTCCGGGAATCCGACTATGTTCACTCCTTTGTATTTAAAGATAGGCACAGCCTGGAATGTCGGCTACGAATCATCCGGTAATTATTCGATTCCCGATTTAACAGGAGCATTTATACGAGGTTTCGGAACACATAGTTTGGATGTGTTCCCATATTCGAGTTGGGAAGGGCCAGCCAACATTGGCGACCGACAAGACGCCTCCAATCAATACCATACCCACACTCTTGATATTGACGACCATAATGTACAGCACACACATCAATATCAGGTAGGTGGAAACGGCTCAGGAACGTATGACTCCAGCGGTTACGGTTATCCAACTAACACAAACTATACTACTAACACTGGTAATATGAGTGCAAACTCGATACTCACCCATTCCGGCGGCACCGGATATGAAGGAGGCAGTGGTAGACCGATGAACTATGGTGTTCAATATATGATTAAATATTAGTATAGCATTATAGTCAATAAGATTTAAAATTTTTTAATTTTAATTAGATCGAAGTATAATCTTGCTAGAATAAATAAAAATAAATAAGAATAAAAATATAGCAGGTTAATTAAACACCATGGAAACAAATTTTTATATTACTTTTACTGGAAAGATTATGACATTAAATAGTAATGTTGCAATACTAGCAGTGGGTATTGGAACTTTATGCCGGCAACAACCGCTAAATCGAAATAATAAATTATGAGTACACTATATGTAGATAAAATTATTACTACTACAACAACTGCTGGGAGTACACCAACATTATCAAGTAATACAGGAATTGATATTACTGCAACTGTTGGTAGTATTACTGCAACAACAATAACAGGCGGATTAGTTTTACCTCGGTTAACTACTGCCCAGATAGACCTTATTACTAATATTGACGGAATGGTTGTTTATAATACGTCTACTAATAAATTTCAAGGTAGAGCGAATGGTGCATGGGTTGATCTACATTAATAGAATATAACAATAGTATTATATTAATATGTTTTATGCTACTTGACGATTCTAGACAATTTATTAAAGTTAACAGGATAAAATTTAACAACTTTAATAGATTACTTAGCTAATTTACAATAGAAAACAGGTTAATAAGTAAGATTGCAGACACAAATATAGTTAGCAAATTTGCCGATTACATAAGGGATACAAAATGAATGCCAATTACCAGAAGAACCTAGACGAGAAGGCAGCATATTTGGCGAAGCCATTACCACCGGAACCGAAGGCTGTTAGGCTTGTGGCAGACGAATTACCTAGTGTGAGATTTAAAAGTTCTTGGCGTAAAGAAACAGGCATTACTTTAAGGCCTAAATTGGGTTCGATCCCTGATGATGCTACCGAAGTTACACCTCCGATAATTAACCCAGAAAAGGAATCCTGTAGGTTCGTTAACGAGAAGTGGGAGATTATTAGTTTGACATCAATAGTGAAGTTGAGACGTGAGCGTAACATCAGATTAAAAGAAACAGACCATTGGGCCCTTTCGGATCGTACAATGTCGGATGCACAGAAAAAATATCGTCAAGAGTTAAGAGATTTCCCCGCACAATTTGTTGAGTCCCCACCACAATTAGATGAATTTGGAGATTTAACGGAAATAGATTGGCCCTCTATATAGGAATTTACATAAACATGAGATATATAGGAAGATATAAAAATAATGTTGATTATAAAGATATAGTCTACAATTATTCCGATCTATCTAATGCTAAACATTTAAAACATATTTATATGTTTGTTTTTGAAACAGATGATGATTTGTTTATTACAGAACTTATAAATGATTCTCGTATATTACATGTTGAAAAAGATGCAATAACATCTCATATAAGTAATGTGTTGCCAATCAGTGTAATTAATCAATCACCATCTCCCCCACAGAAATTTACACGCACTATTACACATAAAGGAAGCACAGTTGACGATACATTAATTACTGGGTATGGAAATCAGCACTATTGGCCTTTAAATCATTTAATGAAAAAAGATTTCACTCTTGCCTCCAATGCAACATATAATAGTTATTCTTATTCAAAAACAGGATCAAATGTTGATGCATATATTATTGATACGGGTGTGTCTTCGAAACATCCATTTTTATTCGATAGTGCAGGCAATACTCGCGTTCATGGTTTACCAGGTTTTGGGTTTCAAGAAGTAACTGGCGTTACCTTGACTGAACCTGGTTCCGGGTATTATGATCCTCCTTTAGTTTTCTTCATAGGCGGCGGTGGCACTGGAGCCGTTGCCACAACTACAATTAGTCCATACGCATATGATAATAATTACGCTCCGATTCCTAGATATGTAACATCTATTACGCTTATAAGTGGCGGTAGTGGTTATACTTCTACACCAACTGTTGAGATATTTGGTGGTGGAATGGATATCCCGTCTGGAGCCTGGCCAGCAGAAGCAAGTTGCGGCATTAATGGTGAAGATGACGATGGACATGGAACTAATTGTGCTCAATGTATAGGCGGCGACGGCCATAATGGTTTATATAGCAGCGGCAACGGCGGTGGTGGCCCAGGTGTTGCTAAAGAATGTAAGTTCTATGCTGTTAAGGTTTTCGATAATAGCGGTCAAGGCGCCAGTAGTGTTACCCTTGCTGGTATTAATGCTGTTATAGCACACAATGATAGTACTGATGTAAACTATAAAGGTAACACAAGACCGAGTTTAATTAATTATAGTATCAACAACGTATATCCGGTATACAACGTTGGCCCCGACGCCTATAATTTTCAGAATCAACTCGAATACGATTTATTCTTTGATGACGAAACTGGCTCGTGGACAAGCACTTTGACTGCAGATGCGTTAAAAACAGCAACAACACCGTCTTCAGTAACAGTCCAGCCAATTCATGTTATACACTCAACAGGCAACGGGTATGTAGTCAAAGAAGGCAGTGGTTATTCTTGGCAATGGTACGGCCGAATGGGACCAATGCAAGCTCGGACAAATATGGGAATGATTGCACGAACACAAGTAGAAAGTGGTAACACAGATCCAGGACAAGGAAATACAATTTGTGTCGGCGCAACAGAACAATTTAATAGAGGAAATGATAACCTAATGAAGCCAGCCAATTTCAGTAATTATGGTTCATCATCGCTGTCTATATGGGCACCAGGTAAAGACGTGATTGTAGCAAACTGGGAATGGACATTAAACAATACGGTCGGAGATGTGGTTGCTATATCCGGAACAAGTTTTTCTACTCCATACGTAGCAGGCTTGGTAGCATTACGCCTTGAGGATAAACCAACCGAACTCCCAGCAGATACAAAAGAATGGTTACTCAATACCTCTACTGGCGGATCTACTTTAGATAGTATTAGTACATTACTAGATCCGGTATCTTTATCTACTAATCCTATTTCTGCTTCCGGACACCGTATTCATGTTAATTGGCCTGGGCATAATTTAGTAGAAGGTGATATATTACAGGTTAGCAATTCGACTGGTCTTAACCTAAGCGCCGTATGGCAGCAGCAAATCCCCGCAGATAAGATAAACGGTTGGCATTACATATTCCGAACAGATGATAATAATATTAGATGGATTCAAAGTATCCCAGTCTCCTCATGTCCGGCTGGAGGCGGCTCTTCAGTACAGGTGGCTAAAGTTACAGATACGTTTGAAGAAACTGATGGTATGTATCAGTCAGAGGTCTATAAAGGCCAAAATCCCTATTCTGCCACCTTAACAAGGTTTCATGCAGGCGGTAGTGATGTGTGGAATTATTTTCCAGTAGATTATTCAGATAATAAGTTTTTTTATAGTCCATATCAAGAATATACTGTAGTGTGGGCAGTCGCCGCTGGAAGTTTAGGTACATTTTCCTTGGGAGATTCTATAAACGTTGTTCTAAGTGCTCAAATGATATCTGATACAACCGAAACACCTATGGCTGTTACGTATAGTATTGATTCACTACCAATTGGTACAAATTATGATATAATCACTAGCACATTAACAGGTATATTGGGTTTTAATGGAATATTTAATTTTACTATTACAGCAGATAATGGATACTTTGAAGAAACAAGATCGTATAATTATTCAATCGTTGAACCAGTTTATTCGTCAATGTCGGATGGAATAACACTTTCCGATGGAATATGGCAAGTAAATTAAACAAAGTGAAAATTAAATTGCAATTGAGGTTAAATGTTTGGAATTCATAAGTATATCAAAGTCATTCTAAAACCTACATTTGTGAATATAAAAAAGCCTAAATAGTTTTAATTAGATTTAGAGAAATATAAAGAAAAATCCGAATAAATAGTTTATTATACTAATATTATTTAATATATTACGGAAATTAAAATGTCATTTATAGGAAATCAATCAACAGTAGAAACAATAATAGATAAAAAAACATATACAGGTGATGGCATTAGTACTGTATATGGAATACGTTATTATTCTACTAATGTTGACGTATATCTAAATGGCTTAAAAAAAAGAAATATAGACGATTATACTGTAGATACAAATGGTACATTTATTACATTTGTAACTGCACCTAGTAATGGTGAATCGATAGATTTAACCGGTATAAATGAAATAACAGATCTTGCAAGATCATCTTATACTAGAGAAACATTTACTGCAACAGCAGGTCAAATCCAATTTAATTTAACTAATAATATATCCGGCAGCGATAAAATTAATGTATATAATAATGGATTTAGACTATCAGAACCAGATGTTACAATAGATTATGGTAATAATACAATTAATTTAACAGTTGTTAGTATTGTTAATGATATTGTTGCAGTTGAAATAATAATGCCTGGATTTAGAAGTGCAAATCATAATTCAAGAGGCGAAAAAGCATATCATCCTATGTTTTCTACACCTAATATAATAAACAATGATTTAAATATACCGTATGATGAAAATGCAATGATGATCGGACCGCTTACTATAAACAGTACAATAACCATAGCCGGAACCTTAACAATAATTTAAATAAATATTATTATAGCAACTTTTAATTTTAGCAAAACAAACGTAATATTAAGAAATATGACAATAGTATATAATATAGGAATATTATGGCAAGCAGTATAAGTGTAGATACAATTACAACAAAAACAACTCCACAACAAACTATTTTTTCTGTAGATCCTAGTACCAATGTTGCGGCACTAAATTCTGATATTATTCCTGCAAGATCACAGGATGCAAGAGCATATGCCTTGATCGCGGGGAGTACCGCATCGAAATTACACAATTTAAGCCATTCTGTTGCATCCGGTGTTCATACATTTGTTTTTCTAAGTGTGCCAGCCGGCCCACCGAATGATGATTTTGTTATAGTCGCTACCCGACTTACTTCAGGTACAGAATCTACTCCGGGCGCTGGAGGGAGTACAGCAGGAACTGTAAGCATCAACAACCCCAGTTCTGGTCCCGGACTCCCGCGAAGGTTTAATGTACTAGAAAATAGCCTCGGGGCCCAGTTCAGCACCGCGGGAGTTTCTGTTTCGGTTTTTTGGGACGAATAACATGAAACATTTTTATAATCGGGATGCCGGAAAAACAACTATAGCAACACTTGCACCGAGCCTTCCGCAGACTATAGGCCAGTGCGAGGCGACCTTCGGCGGAACTGGCTGGCAGGAATTGACAGAAACGTTAATCTCTAACTTTACAGTAGCATATTTAGGTGATTCCGAATATGACATTCCGCAATGTCGGGAATTAACAAAGGATCGTCTCAGGATAGAACGTAAATCACTATTTGAGGCGCAGGATATTCTTTTCATACGGGCGCAGGAGACTGGAGCAGACACTTCTACAATCGTAGCAGAGAAGCAAAGATTACGAGGCATTACAACAGCAGTAGATGCCTGTACAGAACTAGTAGAACTATCTGCGTTGAATTGTAGTGCCTAACATAATATGGCCAGAAAAACCAGAAGAATAAAATAAAAGTAAACAAATGTCAGAACTACTAATAGGCGGTCATACAGTAATTACACAAACAGGTACTGATCCCCCCGCCCTCGCCTCCGGCATGGCCTCGATAAATCAAATACAAACAAATAGCATAACAACAACCGTTGTTTCGAACTCAGGCTCGAGACTCGATCCGGTATGGGTAGATGTAATTTCGAAAGATATAACACCTATAGTTGGGACTACGATTATTGTTTGTCTTAATTTTGTTTTGGGTGCCAGCGACTCCAGTTCCGCTATGTGGCGGATATTGAGAGACACTACAAGAATTGATGTTAATACTGACCCCGCCCTTCCTGAATATAGAATGAGCGGCCATGACGACACAGGAAGATTTCCTGGGAATGCTATAAGCACAATCATTCCTGATGTGCATGGTGCAGATGGAAGCACAGTAGTGGTGTATAAACTGCAAATATGTAGGGAGGGGACCTTGAATACATACGTTGGGGAAAGTTATGCAGCAAGCTCCGCCGCATTACATTCTGCTCATTCGGCTGCAACACACATAACACTTTTTGAGGTATCGCTATGATTGGAGATGCGTTACAGAGTTTGGACATAAATGACTATGTTTTGGTGGCGGGTGTTCCTACTAATGAAACAGATTTCTTAAATTCTTTTCGGAAGGTAGTAGGTAAAGATGCAACTAATACAGCGATACTTTCTAGTGATCCATCTAAATTTGGAGTTACATGGACACAGATTGCACCTAAGATCGCAGAATTACAAGCAGCAGAACCAATGCGACGTATGAAGGAACAACGCAATATCAAACTTGCAGAAACAGATTGGTGGTCTTGTTCTGACCTTACAATGACACAATCTCAAAAAGATTATCGTCAAGCCCTTAGAGATTTGCCGGCAACAGCAGAACCAAAAATTGAAAACAGACAATTAACTAACATAACATGGCCAGAAAAACCAGAATAAATAATTAAATTGGAACTCGACACAATCAAGGCTACCTGCCAAAAAACAAGTATCAACCATATCAGTATATCTAGATAAAATATTTCCAAATAATGCTACTTGTAACTAGAGGACGAATAACCTGAATTATCTAATAAATATTGTTATATACTTTTGATATAATATAAATATATAAAAAGGAACAATGGATGGCAATTCAGTTTAAACGAGGAACCGCTAATAATAGAACTAACTATACTCCTTCCCAGGGTGAATTAATAATTATTGATGTAGATCAAACAAATCCTTCAATATATGTAGGTGACGGAACAACTGCAGGTGGCAAATCAGTTTCAGCCACCTCGGGTGGTGGTGGTGGTACTCAAAATACGTTCACAACTATAACTGTTGCCGGACAAGATGCTATAGTAGCTGATTCAGCAACAGATACATTAAGTGTTATTGCAGGAACAAATATATCAATAACAACAGATCAATCTAGCGATGCGTTAACAATTAATAATACCTCTACCGCCGGAACAACGTTATCTGGTTTAACTGATGTTAATACAACCGGTATAGCTATAGGTAAAATTTTAGAATATGACGGATCAAATTGGGTTATTGGAGAAAAAACAGGAACAGGTGCTACTACATTAACCGGACTTACTGATACCCCCGCAAATTATACATCAAAAGCAAACTTTTTTGCAAAGGTTAATAGTAGTGCAACGGGGTTGGATTTTGTAAGTACAGATACCGATGATATAAGTGAAGGATCAACAAATTTATATTATACAAATGCAAGAGCAGATGTAAGAATTGGTTTAGCAAATTTAAGTAATTTAGTAGATGTACATACTACGGCGCCAACAGATGGACAAGCCCTTGTTTGGGATGATGCAAATAATTATTGGGAG